GCAAAAGATGGATCTATTTAATAACTATATCCGTATAGAAAAGCACTTTGGGAAACGATTTATTAGGCAGCAAAAACGGCATAGATTAAAGATGGCTATATTGGCAAAGATAGCAAAATTTATAAGAGCTAACTAACTATATTGACTATATATAGATAAGTGTGTATAATAATAAACAGTAGCCATTAACGTGATGGAACGAAACCGTTCAACGCCTCTCGAAGAGGCGCACGAGTGAATCAAGATCGTAAGCTTGCTGTTTGGCGGTTGGCAGGGTAGAAAACCGTCGTTATTTTAGGGGTTTATATGGATAATACAGAAAATATATTATTAAGCTTTGGGTATACTAAAAAAAAAGCCAAAGAGATTGCATTAAATATTAAACAATTAAAAGAAGATCTTAAGTTGCAGAATGGTTCAATGCGTATTACAAGAACGCTAAAAGAAAGCGGGCACTCTAATAATAATTACATAACTAAAGACTCTGACGATGAAGAGACTGTAAAAGATATAATTGAGCAGCTTTATGAAATGGAATTTAATAATTGTCAAAATACAATAAATATAAAGGTTATAGGGTTAGAGATCCGATGAGTGAAAAGCTTTTTGAAACAGATGAACTTCTCAAAGAAGCTATCAATAACTATTTCTTAGAGTATTGCGGAATAACATACAACGAAGATGGGAAGGTTGATTTTTGTAAACCTCCAACAGTGTCGGGGCTTGCTTTATACCTTGGTTTTGCTGATAGACAATCACTTTATGACTATAAAAACAACCCTATTCACTCTTGCACAATAAAAAGAGCTATATCAAGAATGGAGCAATTTGCAGAAGAACAGCTATTCTCAGGCAAGACTCCAACTGGAGCTATTTTCTGGTTAAAGAATCATAAATGGGCTGATAAGCAAGATATAGAGGTCTCTGTAAATACTGAAGCATACGACAAACTAAGAGCTTTATACGATAAATAAGGAGAATTGATAGATGAAAAGAGTTAACATAATAACCCGCCTTAGACTGTTGAGAATTGCTAACAGTGCAATATCAAAGTTAAACAGCGAGAAGAACAGGACAAAACCCGATTGGCACGAACAGACTTTTGGGGCGTTGTGTTATCACTTGGGCAAGGAAAATACAGAACTGTTCGATGCTGTATATACAGTTAAGTGTGACTTTGAACACGTAATAGATGAGTGCAAGGATAACATAAACCTGCCATTGATGATTGCGGACAATGCCAAAAGACAATTGAGGAAGGAAAGGAGAGAGAAAAATGAAAGTAGAAATCGTAAGTATGTTAAAGAATAAGAAGATCAAATACCCGTGTTTGCTAGAGTCCACAATAACAGGGTCAATTATTTTCTTTTGGGCTGAAGGAGATGGCGTTATCCTTGTGTCTAAAGGTGATATGCATGTAGGTGATGACATTAATGGGCGTAATATGAGAGACTTTAAACCATTCAACGGATCAATTATGTTAAGTAACGATTAAAGGAGAGAGAAATGAGGGAGATTAAGTTTAGGGCCTGGGACGAGAGAACACAAAAGTTTTACTATTCTGGATTAACATGTTTACTAAACAAAAACGGATATCTATTCGAAGGTGAAGGATCTGCGCACGCCGATTTTTTTGATTGGTATGGTGATAATACTGAAATAGATATAGAACAATACACTGGGTTAAAAGATAAGAACGGGAAAGAGATTTATGAAGGGGATGTTATAAATATTATATATAAGAATTTTAGTTACAAAAACAGAGAAATATATTTCAATAAAGAATATTGCGGTTTTAGATTCAGAAATAATGCCGAGGAGCTACGGCTTAAAGATTGCTGCTTATATGAAATAATAGGAAACATTCACGAAACTAAATGAGTATTGAGACTCTAAAGAAGATCATAGATAACCCTGTCCCTTTTGCACATATTCTTGGGTACACTAAACTAAACGAAACACTGCACAAAGACTGGATCAAGAGAATATTCTACCTGAAAGAAAATGGCACTCTTCAGGCACATAGGGGTAGCTATAAATGCCAATCACCAGATACAATGATCATGATGGGCGACTATAGCAGTAAGCGCCTTGGAGATATTTCAGTCGGAGAATATGTTATGGGCTGGGACGGGACAAAAAGAAAAGTGCTCCATAGATATGAAGGGATAAGCCCAATGTATAGGGTTACTTTAAATAAGAACGGTGAATATTATGATTGTAATAACAACCATATTTTAACACTACGCCAGAGACCTATTAAAAATAATAAGTTTCATTGCATTGATAAATATAGACTAGATTCTAATCCTATGATGATAAATATTCCTATTGAGGATTTTGTAAATAGCTCTGCAAGTAGAACAAATGGGAAAACACATAAAGAGACATTTTTTAAACACTTTAAGGTTGGATTGGACAATATTCCTGAGAAAGAAGTTTTGATACCCCCTTATATAATGGGTGCTTGGTTAGGCGATGGGCATAGTAATAAGGTAGCTATAACATGTGATGATTATGATACAGAAGTTATTAAAGAGTTTAGAGATTGGTGTTTTAGCTTCGGGGCTAAAGAACATATCTATAGAAAAGAAGGGGCTAACTGTGCATCTTATGTTTATAATTATGGTGGTATAATAAGGATATTTAAGGGATATAATCTTATTAATAATAAACATATACACAGAGATTATCTAATAAATAGTAGAGAAAATAGACTTGAGCTTCTAGCGGGGCTTATCGATACTGATGGGCATTATGGTGTTGGGCATTTCACATATTGCTCAAAAGATGAAAAGTTGGCAAAAGATGTTGAATGGTTATCAAGATCACTCGGGTTTAACGCTAAGGCTACTCCGTTTAAAACATCTTGGACATATAAGGGAGTTAAAAAATATAAAATAGCTTGGCAAGTTTATATTAATGGTAACATCGATGAGGTTAAAACAAGAATACCGAGGAAACAAGCCAAAGCTAAAAAAATAAAAAACTGCCACTTGTCATTTTCACAAACTATAGAGCCTATTGATAAAGGGGAGTTTGTTGGAATAAGCATTGAAGGTGATGGGATGTTTTTAATGGATAATTTTTTGGTTGTTCATAATACCACGTGCCTAATTATTGCGCTTACTCTATGGGTAATTGCGAAACCTTTTGATAATATTATACTTCTCAGAAAGTCTCAGGAAGATGTAAAAGACGTTCTTCACGCCGTTTCTAAGTGCCTAAAGGCCGAGGCTGTTCAAACACTAATAAAAGAGATATATGGTTCATACCCTGTATTCACGGCTGATAACTCAACAGAGATAGAACTGAACACATACAAAGGGACTATGGGGAGGCAGATTTTAGGGTTGGGTCTTAACTCTTCAATCACAGGTAAACATGGTTCTGTTATTACTGACGATATTGTAACGCTAAAGGATAGGCTATCAGGAGCGGCAAGAAACCAGACTAAATCACAGTTTATGGAGCTTATTAATATAGCTTCAGAAGAGAATCATAAGATATTTAACACCGGGACCCCATGGCATAAAGACGACGCTTTTTCTCTTATGCCGACACCTGAAAGATTTAACGTTTACGATACGGGGATCCTTTCACCTGAGAGGATCCAAGAGCGTAGAGATAATATGAGCGGGTCTCTATTCGCCGCTAACTATGAATTAAAACATATTGATGACGGGGATATATTATTCAAAGAGCCAGAATACGGGGCTTTCCCTATTGGTATAAAATGCTTTGCTCATATAGACGCTTCATACGGTGGTGAGGATAGCACAGCATTAACGATAATGGGAGAGAAAGACGATAAGCTTCATACCATTGGGTGGTTAATGCAAGGCCATGTTGATAAGCATTACAACGAGATTGTATCACGATTAGAGAGGTATCAAGTGCAGAAGTTAGCCTGTGAGAATAACGCAGACAAGGGCTATTTGAAGAAAGAGCTGGGGTCATTGACTAAGTCATCTATAAACGGTTATCATGAGGGTACGAATAAGTACTATAAAATTTCAACCTTTGGTAAGGGGGCTTGGAATAGAGCGGTTGTAGATATAGAGGCTGGAGATATGGAATATGTATCACAGATTATGGACTACAACGAAAATGCTAAACACGATGATGCACCTGATTCGTTCAGCTCGTTGGTTCGATGGCAGTTTAAGAGAAATAAAGTTGTTAGTTTTTACTAGGGGTATAACATGGAAAGCAAAGAGATAAAAGACGCATATAAAGAGCTACAATCAAGAGCCGTTAAAATTGGAATGAATGAAGCTTATTTTGAGGGGAAGAATCCTTATATTTTAAATAAGCCTGTTGACAAGAAACCAGATAACCGGATACCTATTCCACTTGCTAAAATGGCAGTTGAGAAAATGGCAGGCTATGCAGGCAGAAAGGGTGATATAGTTTCACAGTACTCAAAGACAGGCGAGAATAACGATGCTGATAATGACACCTTTCTTGATTATATTAGGGCAATGAATATCTATAATGATGAAGAGCTTGAAACCTCAGAGTTATACGAAGAGATGCTTATACAGGGTGAAGCTTATGAGATTTGGTGGGTATCAAATGAGATGGATCTTGACGCAGGGTTAATGACGGCAGAATATAAGATCGTTCCAACTTCTTCAGTATATCTTAAATACTCAGATGATATAAAAGAGTCTCTTGAATATGGGATACATTTTAGCGGGGATGAGAAGAATCGTGTTGCTAACGTTTACGAGATAGGACGACAAACAGAATATAGAAGCACAGACGGCGGGGAGTTTGTTCTCTCACCTAAAGAGGTTAAAAGAGAATCGGGAACAACATTATTAGAGTGGATTGAAACCCCTTTTACTCAGGTTCCTATAAATGTATTCTCAGGGAATAGGAGATCAACCCCAATATTTGAGGCTGAGAAACACCTGATTGATCAGATAGATGAACTTATGAGCAAATCATCCAATGAGGTAGATCGGTTTAATGCTGCAATAGCTTTATTCGGGAATCAAGTTACTCCAGAGTTTGTTGATCGATTAGCGGCTGGCATGATAAAGGTTATTGATGATCTTGACGGTAATTCAGAAGGGAATCCAAACCTCCCTAAATACCTGCATAAAGATTTAAGCGGAATAAACGAGTTCTATAATAATCTCTTAAAAACAACTCAACAATTTTACAACGAGTCAATAGGGATGTTAAACTTTTCTGATAAAGATTTTGGTGGTGGTACACAAACAGGTATTGCACTACGGATAAAAATGTATGGAATGGAAGTCAAGGCCGCTCAAATTGAGACATATTTTAAT